TTTGAGTTTTGTGCGATGGGGATACGCAAACACTCGATTAGATCCGCTGACCATAATTGCGTCAATGTGATCGCGCCTGCTATAGAAATCAGGCTTCTCAAGTGTGGGTCTGCAACTGACCCAGCGTAACCATGCCTTTTCATCAGGAAAGTCATCGTAATTTGGACTGTATCTTCTTGATTGAAGACCCCAGCCAAACACGACTTCTCCCTGTAAAAAGGGCATCTGCTCAATAACCTCAAATCCGCTGCCACGCCATTTTACCTTTTGGCGCGGAACCTCTATCTCATTAATATAGAGGTCGTACAGGTCTTCTGAGACCATTGATAAGAGGCCAACCTTATATGGTGTAACTGGCAGCGTACCAGTAACCTTCTCGATTACTCGAAGAAGTATGGACGCCGTTTCTCCAAACCCCCGCTCAACGCAGAGGTGAAAGAAATCCAGCCAACCGGTTAGACCATCTACATCCTTCATCCCGCTAGGCATGCGAGTTTTCAACCTAAGTGGAGTTATTTCTACTCCACCATAGGCATCTAAACCACAGCTTTCGCGAAAAAGACCTTCACACAAGGTCTTTGACTCGTTGTGCTTTAGCCCATATTTTGACAATTGCCCTACCACCCTGCTGGTATGAATAGCAGGAATAATAAGATCATCGCCATAGACATAAACACAGTTCATCGCTTCACGTGGCTTCATGCCGCACCTAATGACAAGTGATGCGACACTAAGGGACCAAAATATTAAGCTTTCAATAGGAAAGCAGATCCCATTACCCATACTCGCAAATTTTCTTTGCTTTATGTATGAGTGTGCTCCTGTCGACCATTTAAGGTCTAAGAAAAGCGATGAACAACATTGGAAGGCACGATATTTCGTGTCAGGCAAAACAGCTTTGACCAGAGCTCGGCTAATTCTATCAGAAGCCTTACTCCAATCAACAGTGGCATTCTCGCCACTAATGGAGGATAGAAGCGCCAATTCTCTATTGACGCTCTGATCCGAGAAGTTAATATGTCCCTTCGTAAAGGGATGCTTCTCCAAATGGTCCTGCAGTGCTCGGGCGAGACCGCCCTGGATCCACTGATTTCCTGTGGGTTCTATAAAAATCACCCTTGGTCCTCTTGAATCTTTTGGGACTGCATGGACTCTTGCTGTTCTTGCCTTGAATTCCGCCGCGTCGATCGAATCCTCAACTGCCTCTGTAACTCTGAGCCCATAATCGTAATAATTAGGGCCCGTAATGCTCCGAAGGCTACTCTCATCTTCAAAAAGAGTTTGCCTAAGAGAAGCATTAGTATAGAGAGTTTGGGGATAATACCAATCAAGAACTCGACTCCACGATGGAAATCTGAATTTTTCATCTTGACGGATGCCCTCCTGAACCGCTCCTGGACCGTGCTTTGGAATTATATCGCACGTGTCCATATCTTTAAGCAGCTCATCATTGAGTTGTAATGCTAGATCCAATACTGCATAATCAACATCATGCAAATTTGGCTGGCTGAGTAAGTAGTAACTACTCTCAGCGGGGAGGAGTGAATCCACATCTATTAACTCTTTTAACGCGTCATCATATTCGGCATCTGTGAGCGGAATTTCATACTTTTTAAGAAAGTAGAGAATTTGCCTCAGAGACCGAATGGCGTCAACGTTACAGTCAGGAAGTTTTACTCCTGATTTCGCGTCGAAGACCTGACTTGTGAACCCAAATAGAAAACTTGGGAGAGCTAATTTCTCTATCCGACCCGTCCGCTTATTTTTAATGCGTCGGGCTTTAAAGATAGTAGAACAAAAGATGTTAGTTTGCAATGCATCAAAGATAGCATCGCCAAACTTGCATAAGGTCTTAGACAAAAAGGAGAAACCTTCATGTCTGACCCGGTAGGTTATAGTCGCAATATCTCTGGTACAATCATACTTGATCGCTTCAGAAACATCGCGCATTAGTGCGATCTGGAGGTCCAGCAGTGTATTTAATTCACTGTTCGAGAGACGGGGCAGAGCCCCGCCATCTCTAGCTGGATTAGGCTTTTGATCCTTGCTTATTTTCATAAGTTTAAGGATTCCCCCACTATGAGACACCTAACGATTGAGACTGCCGTTCAAGAGAGCTGAAATGCGATTTGCATCGAAAGCCGCAACATAGCCGTTGAATAAATCATCGGCA